CCCGCCGAGCCCGATGGTGTTGCGCTGCAGGTTATCGACAGTCTCCCTGTCCAGGCCGATGGCGTCGGTGACCTTGTTGCGCGCCTGGTCGAGCAGGTAGGCCATGTTGTCTGCGAGATCGTCGGGGTTCTGCAGCTGGCCGTCCTCGTTGACCTCGTAGAACAGCGGCATCGTGTCAAACACAAACTCGGCTGCTGCTGCTTCGTTCAGCCCGAGGGTGCTTCGCATGAACTCCTGCAGCCTGGTTTCGACAATCCCTCGGTTTGCGCGCATGGTCAGCGCGTTGTCGTACCACGACTCAAGGTCTGCTTGAGCCTCGTCTTCCGGCGTGCCAGCGGCAACGGCTTCGTCAACCTTCTGCCTCCGCGCAGCCTTCAGCTCGGCCACCCGCTTCTGTTCCTCGGCCCCCTCGTACAGGACCTGCGAGCCGAACTGGTTGATCAACAGCTCGATCGCCGACCCCCTGCGGATGCGACCGTCTTCAGGGTCCCTGATGTACCCACCGTCCAGGCCGAGCACGATGTTCGACTTCATGAAGTCGCCGACCACATCGCCTTCGACTGTGGTGTCGTTGTTTCGGATCCTGTCGAACGCAGCCTGGGCACGCGCCTCTTCGATGTCCGGGTTCAGGGTGCGCGAGAGGATGGCCTCCATCTCCAGCTCGCGCTTGGCCTCAAGTGCTGCCGAGTCCTGCTGCGCCTCCGTTGTGATCAACCGGGCGCCCAGCATGTCGGGAGGGACATCCGGTTCGGTGGGTGCAGTCGGGGCGTGACCCACCTCTGGCTCGGGCGTCAGGTCTGGCTCGAGATTCAACAGCGCCTGCAGCCGGAGGTCGGCCTCCTGCTGGTTGAACTCCTGCACCCCTCGCATCGTCTCCGGAGTCAGGTACTCTGGCAGCTCGATGGTACTCATCAGTACAGCACATTCATTTGGCCGCCAGCCTGCGCCCCACGCAGAAATGCCTCCCGCACCAACTCCTCTTGAGTCTTGACTTCACCAATCTGTTGGTTGCTGCCCACCATGCCTGATGGGCTTACGGGAAGACTCCCGCCCAACATGGTAATGGGTAGCCCTGTACGATTGACGAAGTTGGCACTCGGCTCAGGCAGTCCCTGCAGGTCACCGAACTGCACTCGCATCGCCTCGTCGCTGATGTCGGGAGAGGCATTGGCTGCCACTACGTCCTCGATACGAAGTTGCCCGCCCCCAGCCTCTCTGCCGGGGATTATCGAGAGTGGGGCGTCGCCTCGGTCGAAACGAAATCCACCGGCTGTAGTGTTTGGATTGAGCCCGACCGGTCCGACGCCGGGGGGCGAGGGTGCAGCCCCTGTAGGCGCAGCGCCGCCAGGGTCTTCGATGATGGTGCGGCCTGACTGGAACCCGAGGTCTGTTCCGCCCGCTGCTTCGCCGAAGTCTCCGTCGAAGCCTGGGGCCGAGCGAGCAACCTGTTCGTCCCGGGTGCGCTCCTGCTTTGCGGTCGGGAGCTTGCCGGGATCGGCACTGCCGCTGCTGTCGGCGCGTTCCCTCTGCATGTACATCGCAAGCAGGTACGTCTCGGCAAGGCGGCGCTTGTCGGCATCGCGGAACGTGTTGCGGATTTCGCGCTGCGCTTTGTCGAAGCTGTCAGGGTCGCCGTCGTACTGGTTGTAGATCCCAAGGGCCACCTTCTGCGGGCGAGACGCCAACGGTCCGGCTCCACCGAGGCGGCGCTTTCGGTCCAGTGGACGGGCCTTGAGGTCGAAGACATCGTTGCCTTCCTTCTCGAGAATGTCGTAGGCACCGCCAATCACGCGCGACTCGTAGTAGTTGGACGCTGCGCCTGGGGCAACCTCGCGCTCCAAGCCCTCGGCATCGCGGACCATCGCTGTGAACGAACGAGCTGCCTCTCGCTCAATCTCTTCTGGCGTGCGCTCGGCCAATCCGAGTACCCGTTCCTGCTGCAGGTCTGTTTCGAGACGGGCGGTGGCTGTTGCCCCGATGTCGGCCAGGTACTGCTCATCGAACAGCGGTGCGTCCCGCTCGCTGTACAGGCGATTGTCCTTGGCCTTGCGGTAGATAGCCTGCCCTGCCGCCCGCAGCTGGTCGTCGTCCACAACCCCGTTGTCTCGCAGGTCCATCAGGTACTTGTCAAGAATCTCCTGCTCCTGGGGGGTGAGGCGCTGCGCGTCCTGCTCCCGGAGCTTCGCCGATGCACGCTGCTGCTGCTGCGTGGTGCCGATGAACTTGCCATCCGGTCCGATGCCGTACTCGCGCATCATCAACTGCTGCAGCTCAGTGTCCAGGCCAGCCAGGTTTTCGCCAGCGATTGTTGTCGGCAGCAACTCAGTCACTGTCCCGGTACTCAACCGCTCCCTGGCAGCGAGGGTGCCCTCCGCTGTCAGAACTCTCGACTCGCTTTCGTTGAGGTTGAACAGGTCTGCGGTCAACTGCTGTGCGTCTTGGGGCGGTACCCGTTGATCGCGAAGCGCAGCTGCAAACGCCGCAGCATCCGACAAGTGTTGCGCCTGGGCTTGTTGACCCTCGGGACGAACACGCGCCTTCTCCAGTGTGCCAGCGGCCTCCACGCTCAACACTGCCGACATTTCTTGTTGCGACAAACCGCTCAGCTGCCCAGCCCTGGCTGCCTTGGCTACTGCTGTGGCAGCGCCCCCGAGGGGTTTTCCTGCCAAGGCTGTCGTGCTGCCGAAACTGTTGGCCAGCTTTTGCTGACTGGCTGAGTCGAGCGCGTCGAGGCGCAGGCCAAACTCTTGCCGCTGCTCTGCGTACACACCCTTTCGTAGCTTTGCCAACTCGAGGATGAAGTCCTTGTCTACGCCCCGACCCGATGCTGCGCGCTGCAGAGCGATGCGCTCTTGAGCTGCAAGCCTGCGCGCCTGGACATCAGCTGCTGCCAGCACAGCCCGTCGATCCTCGGCAACCTTCTCAAGCCGTGCGAGGTTTGCCTGCAGGGCCTCAAGCCGAGGCACGCCGGTGTTGCGCTGCGCCCCGAGGGCTGCTGCCTGCATGGCGCCACGGTAGAACTGGCTGGGATGGTACTCGTCGTACTTCGACTGGCCGAACGTGCTTGTGCCAGAACTCAGTCCGGCAGTAGCAAACGCAGCCGAGCGGGGAACCGCCGTGGTCGAGGACGCCTGGGGTGTTGGACTTGTAGCCATCATCAACCTCCGTAAGATCCGCCGAACGAGAACCCGCTGCCGCCAACCGCCGGACGACCACCGAAAGATTGACGCCCAGCGATTGCCATGGCTCGCTCAAACTGCTGCTCCGACTTTAGCGCGTCGATCTTCTCGTCAACGATAGCGCCGCCTACTGCGAACAAACCTGCCGTGGCTGCTTGCGTGATCCCCGAACGAATCGCCGCCTTACGAGCGCGCTCCTGCTCCCTGAGCTGCGCAATCTCTGCCTGCTGCTGCTGCTTTGCTTGCATGTTCTGAATCGCCATAGCCTCGTCTTGTTGCGCACGCAGCATGGCCTCGCCCTCCTGTGCGGCCATCTGCGCCAGGAACACGTCGCGACCAGAGATTGCGTTTTGATTGGCCAAAGCCTGCATCGCTTGGTTGGACTGATCCTGCTGGGTGCGCAGCATTCCGCCACGCTCCACAGCTTGCCGACCCTCAAGCCGTGTCCGTTCCAGCTCACCGAGTCCCAACTGGCCCGATCTTCGGAGACCTTTCAGCCGGCTGAGTCGACGCTCGTCGTCCTTGTCGAACATCGCTGCGCCTTGAATCGCCGTGGTGACACCGCCAGCAATCCCTTGGCCAGCAGAAAACAAACCCGACAAGCCACTCAAGCCTGGAGCCACCACATTTCCGCGCGGAACTACATTTGTCATGCTGCCTCCTTAGTAGTAGGCCTCAACACACACCGACCAGCTCGTCACCAGTCCCAAGTGTGCCAGAGACCAGTGCGCCAAACCACAGTGAAACTGCCCTTCTGAAACTGCGGCTGCTGGGATCTCCTGCAGGTACTGCCCTGTCCGCTGCCCATACCCCGACACGTTGTACACGACACGCGCACCACTCTCGGTCAACTTTGAAAAACCATTGACTGCAGCAGTGCCTACGTTCATGCGTGTTTCGAGCGCGCCCGGCTCGTAAACCTGCGAGCCCTTGAAGGGGCTGCGGGCGTCTCGGAAATACGGGGCCACGTACACCCGACGGTCTATTTCCGCCGCCGTAAAAGGAAGCTCTGTCTTGTCGGGATGAACGTAAACCGCGAAGTGGTAGTGGAACACAGCAGTAGTTGCACCGCGCAAGTCAAATGTGACAGCAGTGGTCGGCACCTCTGCCCACGACGGACTTTCGGTTCCGCGACCCCTGCGCGTGAAGGTGGCCGCAGTCATTGTGTACCACTGCCCCGGTCGGTAAACTCGACCCCCCAGGTGGCCGGTGACGCCGTGCTGAATGTTCGTGCGCGGCTGGTACTTGGGCGGTTGAATGTGCTGCGTGTCGATCCACGCAGGCGAGGACTGTAGATCCCCGCTGACAATGCCTTCGTGTAGGTACTTCCGAAGGTCGTCGTCGTTCTGTTTGATGGTCGCTGCTTGCAGCACCCCACTTGCAGGAAACGATGTGGGAGTAAACGCCATCAGTCTGCCCTCATGTGCATCGCCAAGATGTTGCCAAGCGAGTACCGGAACTTGATGGAGTTTGCAGGAAACGCTGTCTCAAGCACAAGACCGTTGTTGGTGCCATCGTTGTAGGGGTGGTACACGCCGTGAACCAACAGCCGGAATCCATAAACCGTCTGGCCTGCCCCATTGTACACCCACGAACCTGCGATGTTTCTCCACCCGTTGCCTCGGTTCTTGCGCTCTGAAGCGACCAGCTGTATTGTGCTAGCCACATTCACCCAGCCTATGCTGCCAGCCCACATCGCCGGGATTGCTACAGTCCCAGCGAGGTTGTTGACGGGCTCTCCTCGCTTGCCAGTCGTGCTCCAGTTTGATTGGAAGTCACCTTGGTTCGGGATGTCGACAAAATCTCCAGCGTTCAACGAGTTGGATGTGAGGTTCCACTGGAGCTGCAAGAGCCAGCAGTGGGCTCCGATGTTGACCAGGGTTTGCGATGTGGTCGAAAACTTGCGAAACGCAAATGTGCCCATCTTCGTGCCGTCGTGCGGGTCTGGCGTAGGCGAGACGGGCAACTCTGATTTCGACTGCAGATTGAAGTACACGCGAAGCAGTGTGCCGCTGGAAATCGTCCAGCCCGATCCACCGCCTACACCCACCGTGCCCGCGATAGCTGTCCGTGTGGCAGGCGCCGAGGTGGCCATCGCAACCAAGCCTGGTGCAGCATGTGCAAGATCGTTGTTGACGCCGATCTGCCCTTGAACTGCGTTGATCAACACCGCACCAGAAGGCACCTGCGACTGGTCGAACGATGGGTTGGCAGCGTTGTCAACGTTGAGGTCGGTCTGCGTGTAGTCGCTGTACCGCGTGTTGAGGTCCGACGATGTCAACGCATCCCCGGGCTCGATACGGTCTCTTGTGATGCGGCTCATCGGAACCTCGCCATCGCAAACAACTGGCTGTTGACCACATGGTACAGCATGATCCGAAGAATCGGACTTGTTGCATACGTGAACAACGGCTCGTCCTCTCCTGCGTTTGGCCCAGTAAACACTGCCTCAACCCGATGGTCTCCTGGGGGCAGCAACACCGTACCGAAAATACGGAAGCTCTCGACTCCCTGCTGCAGCCCCGGTGACTCGGCAACGACCTGCCCAGCAACAAACAACTTCAACTTGAGCTGTTTCTCCATGGGAGTTTCCCCCGCCCCAGTCGTCGTTGGAGTTTGCGACTGGGCCGCGAAAGCGTTGCAGAACCCCATGCCCGACCACTCGATGTAGGTCATCCCTCCGGTGTGGCCGGTCAGCGTGGCTTCCAAGCAAACGATGCGCTCCGACGAGTAGCTGTCGCTGGTCGCGCACAACCACTGATCGTTCGACACATTGGTGTCTCTTTGCTGAACCTGCTCAGCTAAGGTCACCACCCACGTCTTGTGTAATGCGCCAGCAACAAGCTGGGCCTCGGATGCAATCGCCGGCATCTGCGACCGGTCGAGCGATGCGATCGATCCCCGATGCGTCAACTGCTCCGCGTTGAACTGATCGGCGTCGAGCAGCTGCGATGCGCGAGGCTCATGTTGTGTCCACTGCTTCATGCTCGCTGCCCCTCAATCATGATGGTGCCGCGCTGCTGGAACTCAACCGAGTACCCAACAAGAATCAAGTCGTCGGTCGTTTCAATTTCAAAAGCAAACCAGCTGCACGACTGCTGCGCAACGGCGACCCGCAACGGCACGGCGTGCGTTCGGTCCCAGGTGTTGCCCGAGTCCATGGTCACCGTGTCGAGCACGGGCATCAACACCGCATCAGCAGGCTGCGCCAGGTACGACCGCTCCGAGTAGAACGTGCGCTCCCAGTCCTTGTAGACCCGCACCGTCACAGGCACACTACCTGTTGTCTGCACCCACAAGGTTACGTACTGAACCTGCTTCTTGTCTTGGGGTGTGGTCATTGACAGCCAAGCCGACTTCCATCGCGACGTGGGCACCGGACCCTCGACAAAGTTTTCGCCCGACACCCGCCGACCCAGAACTCGACGCCCGCTGATGACAAACAACCCTTTTTCGACGGAGGGCTCAGCGCCCCCGAACACCAGGTTGCCAGTCGCCAAGCGATCCAGCGCGCTGACCGGGAACCCTTCGCGCAACGTCCAGGCGCCCTTGTCCGTGTGCCACACAAACCCGAGATTGGGCCGGTCATCGCCATCCGCCGCCACGTACAGGTGGTACTCTCGGTACTTGGGACAGTATCGACCTACAGCTCGAGGCAAACACTCGCGCGTGACCCGCGACCACGAGTCTTGAATTACTTCCGACGCCTTCGTTACTTCCAGAACCGCGCCTGGAGCCGCGACACCGCCGGTCAGAAGGTAGATTCCGTCCTCGGCAGCGAACATGAGGCCAAGACCTGGCACATCGTCGGCCGACATGGGAGCCACGCACCGAATACCGCTGTGAACAGGGTTGACATCCCAGCCACCAGCGCCGTTTGGTACCACTGCATCGATCCCCCCTTCTCGAAACACCAACAGCATGCCGTAGAACACCCGCAATCCGGTGATTGGACCGCCCTCGGTGTTGAGCTGCAGGTACGACGCCGCCCCGAACTGCTCTGGTAGGCCCGCGTCGGAGTAGAACAGCGCGAGAGGGTCCAACGTACCGCCGTCAAGCCAGCATCGGTTGCCAAACATAGCTGCAAACCGGGCGCGGGGAGCAGGAAACGCCATACGCTCCGCAGCAGTCGGGGCATTTGCACCCAACGACGAGGTTTGGTAGCCGTCAATGACGTAGGTTTCGGCATTGTTGGTCAGCTCGTACACAAACTTGCTTTGCCGGTCAGGGTTACTGGCGTCAGGGCTGAAGTTTCCTGTACGGTACACTCGCCGGGCAATAACCCCCTCTGGGCCAGGAGGAACCTCAAGCATCACCGCGTAGCGGTACGAGGCGTTGTTTCCAGCAGTGTCCCACTCAAGTGGGCGAGACGTTGACAGCGCACCCTCGCTACCTGTGTCCGTCACATACGACACCTGCCATGAATACTTGCTTTCGTTAGCAGCACCCGAGGCCGTGCTCTTGTTGAACCCGATGCCGAACTGGTCGCGCGTGCTCGTGGGGATCGAACTTGGATTTTGAGCTACCCACAGCGATGTACCGTTGCCGGTTGGATCTTCCGGGTCATTCTGCTGAACGGGATTTACAGCATGAATGAATGGGGCGCGGGCAACAGGAACCCCGAAGTTGCGCGCCAACGTGTTGTGCAGCGCAGGCTCCCCCCCGTATGGCCAGGGCCGCACGTACAGCGGAGCATCGAACCCGTTAGTGACGAGCACCCCGCCAGCAACTTCGGTGTACTGCGACGGCGCCATCGATGCGGAGGGCACTGCTCGGCCGCCGCGGATTACTTTGAGTTGTACACTGCCGGCCATTTCATACTGCAGGTAGAGCCTCCCTGCAGACTCGAACAGGATCGATTGCCGAGTACCGCCTTGGAGATCTTGGTACACGTAGAGGCTGTCCACGCGGTCAATGTTTGCTCCGGTGTACGGCGCGAAACCAACCGTCAGGTCTACACGGTAGGGCTCGTACCCGACCCGGGTTGACCACCCCAGCGTGCGGCTGTCTGCCGTGAGGTTGACTGCTTCGCTCGCCGCCTCGACAGGCTGAGGCTGCCGCTCGTGCAACCCACCTACGGTCGGGCTGTCCAGGCGCGCACCCTTCACAGCCGCACCAGCTTGCGCCTACGGTACGGCCCGTCTGAACCGGCGAACGGGCTCATGAATCCCTTGATTAAGCGGCGGCTGGGCTGCGACAAGTAGCGGCGCTCGAGCTGGAGCAGGCCAGTCTGGTACCGCTTGAGGTACAGCTCAGCAAGGCTCGGGTTGTTGTGCTTGACCAGCACTTCGTACAGCGCCCGGTACGCGATAATCATACGATGTGCGACCGGGATGATGGATGTGTCGTTGTCCTCGACCATTGGCCGATGGTCCGCCAGGTACCGCAGCTTGAGCGTCATCGTCGTACTTTGACGAGGGTACAACCGCAGACGGTCTGCGACACCGCTGGGAGACGTTAGCCGCTCCTCGAGGTAGTACGACTCCGACGTCAAGTGGTCCAACGACGCCTTGACGGTCACCGTTGCCGTAGACGTTGGGTTCATTTTGAACACTTCGCCGGTGGCATCTACTTGCGCGCGGCGCCAGTCATCGATCCCGTGCGTCGGTGCCCGCAGGTACACGACCCGATACAGTCCGGTAGTGGCTGGAAGCGCAGCCGGAGTGACCCGCAGCTTCTGTGTGTTCGTCAGTGTGGTTGTTTGAATGTCGCTGATTGCGCTGATGATGCCGGCGTTTTCGTAAACAACCGCAACCTCGATGGTTCGCGCGCCCTGGGATGTACCAGGTGTGGTGCTCAGCGCCACACCCAACCGAGGCGCGTTCACCCCAACCGGGTTGCCAGGAACCCACATTTCGGGCAGGCCCGTTTCACCAAGCGGCAAGTTGTGCCACTCGTCCTCGTACTGTGTGATGGGCGACAGCTGCCCCGGGTTTGACGGCGTGACCGCCAACGACCGTCGAGACAGGGTCATCACCTGCACGCAATCTTGCGGTACATGCACCCAGCGGTAAATGACTGTTGCAGCCTGAGCTGCTGCCGTCGCCGGCACGGTTGTCAGGTACGCCTCGGTGTCCGAAACCACCCAGGCGATCTTGTACTCCACGCCATCGATCTTGATGACGTGCCCCTCCATCCAATCCTCGAACGTACTTGCCGGTCCGGTCAAACGTCCGCCTGCGTTGATGGTGACTGTGACTGCCTTGTCGGCATACACCTTTTCGTCAACCACAACCTGGGCAAACGTGTAGAGCTTTTCGGTACAGATGCGCCGGTCCGCTTCGTTCAGCAGCCGATCCACCTGAGTCTGGTATGTTGGGTTGGTTGGGTCGTAGTCCAACACGTTGGCGACGTATTCGCGCAGAGCTTTGAGGTCAGTCGCTGACATGCGGACTCCGAGAAAACGCCTCTCCGAGGGGCGGGGGAGGGGGCGACCGGGACGAGCGACCGGTCAGGAGCTACACTTGCCCCCCGGAGAGACGGGACTTGGGTTCAGTACCGCTTGTAAATCCAAGCGTCCACGAGCCCAGCACCGACGCGAGCAGCCAGTGTCACACCGAAAGCAGGCGCGATGTCGGCAGCAACACGACCATCGACCGTGCCAGCACTGGTGCCAGCCGCAGTCAGAATGTTGCCGGACGCCACGCCACCGTGGGTGCTGACCTCGGCGTAGCCTGCGATGACCACATCGAGCATGTCGTTCAGTGCCGCAGCACTGCGCGCAACACCGATGGCCAGACCGTTTCCGTTTCCGACATTGGCCGCCTTGTTGACGAACAACACACGGTCGGCCCCAGTCTTGCTGGTGTCGAAGGCGACAACGTCACCCTTCGCCACACCGCCAGCCTCGGAGCAGATGAACTTCTCGATCTGCACACGGTTCGACGCCGCGACGGAGGAGCCCGTCGTAAGCGCAGCCGTGTCCAGGCGCTGAAGAAGGTTGTTGGTTGCCATTGGATCAAGCCTCCGCGTTGGTGAGGATGCCGTGGCCCGAGAGGTTGCTGGAGCAGATCTGCATCCGGCACATAATCTCGCAAGCCATGGCAAGGTAGCCACTCACCTTCTCCATCGGAGACACCTCGAAGTAGGCGTCCTTGTCGAAGTAGATGTTGAACAGCTGGGAGTTGAGGAAGTACATCGACAGGTCGTTGCCGCCCGAGGTCACCTTGAGGTTCGGCTCGACGTACATCTTGGCACCAGCGAACTCAAGACCGAGCTTGCCAGCCATGTTGCGCTGCTCGGTGGACGAGATGTAGCGCTCTTGAAGCTGAAGCTGGTCCTTGTACAGACCGTAGCTGATGGGGCTGGCCAGGATGATGTCAACGTCACCTTCGGGTGCAAACTGCTGCACGTCGATGATGAGCTGCTGCATGCGCTTGATGCCGTTGGCAGAGAAGTTGCCTGCGACGTCTTGGACCTGGTTGTTCCAACTGGTGGGGAAGTCCGCCTTGTCGATGCCGCCGACCGTGTTGGTCTGCGTGCCGCCACCAAAGGCGCCCTCCTCGAACCAACCGGTGTTGGTGCCGATGCCGTTGAGCGTTTCCAGCTCGGTCAGAACAGTGGACGAACCAGCGATCAGCTGCTTCTCGATCTCGCGCTTGACCATACCCATAGTCTGCTTGAGACGAGCCTCGAGGATGCGGACCTTGGCGCGTTCGCCCTTGTTGGTCAGCTCTTCCTTGCGGGTCAGGACGATCGGGGCGACGAAGTCGCACCAGTTGTGCTCTGCGGTGCGGAGCGGGTCCTTGACTGCCAGGTTCACGGACTCATAGCCCGAGGACAACTGGGTGATCGAGCTGTGGTCGGTCAGGATGACCGGGTGGTTGATCTTGCTGCCGCCGTCGACCTGATCGATAAGGCCGAGGTTCTGCATGTTCTCAACAAGGGGAATGTTCTTGAACGTGTTGTCGACGTACTTGTCGCGCAGGATGCGCAGCGTCGACGCGAGAATATCCGGCTGGATTGCCATGTCGTTTCTCCAAAGGAGCTTCAGTGTTCTTGGGGAGGAGCCGTGTCCGCTTTGCGGGGGCGTGTGCGACGTGTCCGTCCAGCCGGGTTCGCACGGCTATCGTAGGACACTACGAGGTCTTCTGCAAGCGATCCAATCGTTGGTAGATTTCCCACGCCGACAAACCCTCGGCCTCAACGCGGCCCTTGACCGACACGCGCGACGGAGGCGCAGAAACCTTGAGCGCTGCAGCCTTGGCTGCACGACGCTCCGCCGCACGACGCTCGTCGGACTTGCGTTGGTCTTGCAAAGCTGAACGACCCCGAACAACGAGATACGCCTGCTCCAGCGTCATCGACTCGTTGTTGCGCAGCTCGGCCGCAACTTGGTGCTGCAGCCCTCGGTTCGACTGCAGGTCCGGGTGGCTCGACATGAACTGCTCGTACCGATGCTGGGCTTCTGCCTTGCGATGTGCCGCCTGGGCTGGCTGCAACACCGCCTGCAGGCGCTCGGCGACCTTTTTCTCGATGAACGAATCGATGCTCTTGGGGTCGAACGGATCGATTTGCGCATCGGTCGATGCCATGGTCTGCAGCTTCTGAAACATCGGACTGTCGAACAGCGCAGCGCGCTCAGCCTCCGCTTGCTTCGTGAGTCGCGATGCCTCCTGAAACTTGCGCGTGCTCTCCGCCCGCAACTGACGCATCAACTGCTGCACGTCCGACGGCTGCTTTGCGATGACATCGTCCCAGGCGACCTTTTTCTCAGGCTGCTCCTCCAACAGCTCTTCTTCCGCCTCGGCAGTTTGATCTGCCTGCGCCTTGCTGTTGCGCTCCAGAACCTCGTCGATGCGCTCCTGCCACGACTTCTGCGGAGCCTCCTCCGTAGTCGCAGACTCTTCCGCAGATGCTTCGGGCGCACTTGCCTCGACTTCCTCTGCGGCCTGCTCAGGGGCTGCAGCTTGCTCGTCTACTTCACTCATACCCACTCCTTCATGCTCGAGACATCAACAGTGCCTCAGTGTCGTCGTCCCCCACCATGGGGGCCGCCACTTCCTCTTCCTCCACCACTTCGGCAGCCTCTTCTTCGAGGTCGTCTTCCTCGCCTGGAATCTGCGCCATGGCTTCGATGAACTTCGGGTCCTCTGCCAGCGTCAGCAGTTTTGCTGCCAACAGGTCGACATCGGTATCGTCGGTGACATTTGCCAGCTGCACTGGGTTCTTCATGCCAACAGTGTCTGCCGCGTCGGCAACCATCGCCAGTCCACGGACCAGGTCAGGAGGGAACGATGTCATACCCGCATCAACCGATGGGTACGGGTCGACAACACCCATAGCCACGAGCACTTCGTTGAACGCGCCGATCAACTGGTTCATGGACTGTGCGCTGAACCTGCCGCGAGGAGCACCCTGCATGAAGATGTCATTCATCTGCTGCTCCTCCATGACGCCCAAGGTCGTCGCGCGACCCATCATTTCTTCCTCAGTCATTCCGCCTCCGCAAGCATTTTGTCTGCCGGGAACGTGCGAGCCAAAGCGAGCCCGACATCACCCGTCTCCGCCCGATGCTTATTGAACGCAGCCACGTTTGAATCGTGTTGCGCTGTCTCGCGCTCTGCGCGGGCAACCTCGCACTCGACTTCACCGTCTTGCATTTCGCGCAAGCCTCGGCGTTTCATCAACGCTTCTCGGTGCCGCTTGTCGCGAATGGTAGTGCCGAGGCCCCGGTCGTACCGGCCAGACCACTCCGTGTCGCCCCACCGATACGCAGTCCGGGCAGGGGCTGTGATGATGCGCGGAGCTCCGCACCCGCACGGACAGCGAGTGCGCTCGTCGTACCGACGCAACACCTCGATGCGCTTGCCTGCAACCAAGCAGTCGTAATCGTACAATGGCATTAGACCACCCCCCCTGGCGGCAGCGCCATTTCAACACGAGACGGCCCTCCGCGCGCTTGAGACAACTGCTCGGGCGCCATGCCACCACCGGCGCCTGGACCGGCAGCCATCGCTGCTGGATCTTGAACCATCGCCGCCTGTTGTGCCTCTTGTGCAGCCGCTGCTTCGCGCACGAGCTGAGGCGGCAGCTCGAATGTGCGCACCAGCATGTTGAGCAGCGCCTCGTTTGGAACGCCCAACGCCTGCAACACCGGCGTGAGCCGTTCGATTTCCTGCTTCCGTGCCGCCTCGGACATCGGCGTGTTGCCTGAATCTTCTGCGTACAGGTCGAAGTCGCCCAGAGTGTCCTCACCCTGCAGCGCCGTAACCTCGTCGTTAAGCCGCACCACATCGACGTCATCGCCAATCAGCGTGCCGATCATCGTCAGGTAGCACGCGGCCAACCCCGTGATCGCCTCGTCGCGAGACCGCGACATCCGACCGACCTCCGATGCTGTGTACGCTGCCAGGGCTTGAATCTCAGTCGCTGTTGCCTGGGTAGCCTGGCCGCGCGTGAACGGCGCCATGACCGAACCCCGGCTGAAGTCGTCGTCTACAACCTGTGCGTACCGCTGCAGCTCGGCCGGGACCGGGTTGTGCGGGATGGGCTGCATGATGTCGGCAATCGTCTGCCCGGCAGACAGGTCGACCTCGATGACCTCGCCGTCCTGACCCTGGGCGTACTTGCTGCGCGCCTCCTCGTCAAGAACGCCGCGATTCGTGACGAGCATTCGAGCTGCACGCCGCGTGCCTTGCGCCTGGAAGGTGCGGATGTTGTTGACCTCTCGCAGCTGGTCGTAGACCCTGCGCAGGCTTGAGTAGCCGCGCATGGGGCAGTCCGGTTCGCGAGACAGGTACAGTGGCACGATGGGCATGCGGAACTCGCCCGAGGTCGTCTTGTACGGGATTTCGTTGAACCGTTCGATCTTCTCGTCGTCAACGCCAACATCGAGGTCAACGCCGTCGTACAGCCACTTGTCGCGTTTCCAGTCAGGCGACCAGACGTACATCTTGTTGTTGACCAGGTCGAAGACCTCGACAATCATGACAAACCGGTCCTCGGCCTGCGTTCCAAACCCGCTGTTCCCGCCCTCTGTCGGCAACTCGGCGGTCTCTCCGTCGATGTGCTCGATGTACCGCTCGTACAGCCGCTCGCTGTACTTCTTGTTCCCGTACCGTTCTTTGGCTTCATCGAGGGGAATCAGGTAGCGGTGCGCGCACCATCGCTGGGCGTGCCATGTCGAGACCGTGTCATCGACAATGATGTCCCACGGCGCAACTGCCGCGACTTCTACACGGTCCAGTACGTTGGTGCGGCGGCTGATGGACAGCTTGAGCGCGGCGAACGGGTAGATCAAAGACAAGCGCAGGCCGTCTTCGATGGAGTCGCGCCATCGGCGCAGCCATCGGTTCGCAACCGCCTCCGACACCTTCGGCTTGCCGTGGCCGTGAATGTCGGGCTTGACGACGACAGCCGGGTCTCGCACGAACAGACTGGCGACGTAGCTTTCGACAAGCTCGTAGGCACGGGACGTTTCGACAAGCAGCTCCTCGTCGTAATTTCCCGCGCGTTTCCAGAATCGCATCAGGTATGCATGTCGCAGTCGCCGCATCTCTGCACGCCGGTCGTCCCAGTAGGACTTGTGCCGGTCGAAGATTGCTGCAAACTCCGTGGGCTTCAGCTTCCGGTTCATCGTTGAATCTCCCAGGGCACAGCCTGTTCCCGAATGCGTTTGGCCCGCATCGCCATTTTGTGGGCATCAATCCGATTGAGCGTTGCTCGTCGCCTTAGCATGGCAGGAGCATCGCGGAGGCAACGATAGGCGAGGGCGCACGCCATCGCAAGGTCGTCGTGCAATCCGACCGGCGCTTCAGGTGTCATCTTCCGAACCTCGAGGCTTCGCAACTCCTGCAGCGTGGACTGATCCAGCTGCTGAATAATCCCCGACTCGATGACCTCGCGCAACGTGTCATACGCATCGAGCTTCGTCACCTTGCTCGTGTACCAGTACGCACCGTCCGCGTTGGTCCACATCGCTGGGTAGCGCAGGTGCTCCATCTCGCGCAGCAAGGCAAAGCCGTGGTTGTTGCTTTCGGCAAGAACCAGGGCCTGGTTGTACCGCTGCCCAACCATCGCAACACGAGCTGCCCACTGGTGCGGCGCAACCTGATTGCTGCGCTCGACATACACCGGCTGCCGCGTGGCTACATCTACCACACACAAGGTGCTGTAGTCTCGGCCGACACCGCCCGACACATCCACGCCCATGACGTAGTCCGCATCCTGCACCGGCTCGGCCAGCTCACGCTCAGGCGTGTCGAACCAGACCGACGTGATTGCATCAAGATCTTCTGCGTTGAACCACGTCGCCTCCCTTGAGGCAAACGCATCTGCGAGACACGCCGGGTACTCCCGACGGAACCGTGCAGCCCCGAGCGTCCCGACCTGCCGTCGACGCCAGCTCAACTGGTTGTTGTCCAGGCCGAACTGCGCGATCAACTTCTCCTCTTCGTCGGTTGGGGTGAAATCGTCGGAAATGACGGCATCACGGTACGCTTCGTGCTCGTGCCACCAGTACGTAAATACAGTCCAGCCGTTCTCGGGAGCGCCCTCGATCAACCTGTGGAACGTGTCGCCTGGCGCGTTGGCCGTCGACTCGATGACCACCGAGCCCTCGCCGACCGTTGACATCACCTGGGACAGTACCTCGCCAGGGTCTGTGTAGAACGCAAACTCGGAAAGATGGGCGCCGGTGAAATCGTAGCTTCGTGTGCCACCACGACCCCCAGTCGTGAAGCTCGACACACCGGCACCCGTATCCTCAAACTCACTGTCCGTTGCGCTGTCCAGGGCGAGGGGGCGTTGCAAAAACTTGGGCAGGCCGCGCAACCAAGCACGGTCCATGCGCCGCAGATTGCGTGCGGAACGGTCGTGGAACGACAACACCGCGAAGACCTCCGGGTGCTCGGTCGTGTACGCGCGGTGAAACTGCCATGCTCGGGTCGCTGTCGAAATGCCTACCTGGCGAGCCTTGACGACGATGACGCGGTTCGTGCTGTCCAGGGTGCGCCAAAGACGACGCTGGGCAGTGTTTGGCTCGAACGGCACGAACTTGCGCAGCTGCTTGTGCTTGATCTTGAGCAACCGACAAAATGCCCGACGATCACTCAACAACGGCGCAACCTCAGCCGCTACCGCTGCAGACAAACTCGCCGGCACATGCACACTCACGCCTGCCTACCGCCCCGCAACACCTGCAGTGTCTCCATCAGCTCAGCCTGCTCTGCCGGCTGCTCCTGCTTCACCTTCTCTTCCTCACCCTCCGCTACCGTCGCCAACACCCACCGAGCTGTGTCTACTGCAGCTCGATCGGCGCGACCCCGCACGAGGGCCTCCTCGACACACTTCAGCGCCAACGGCACCATTCCCTTGAGGCCTGGTGCGATGTCAGGGTGATTCATGCAGAACGGAGTCTTGGCTCGGGACATGGAACCTCCGCTATCAACGTAGCACGAAACGGGAAAACGGCGTTGGCATTTGTTTCTTGGTATATTTAGTACAATGAATTTTTTGTAACGCGGGGGGCCGACTCGACCCCCGGGGGGTGCGCCGGCCGTAGGTGCCCGGGGTGACACAGCGAGAACCACCACCACCACGAGCGACTGACAGAACGCGCGACTGGCCCGGGCCCGTTCGTGTCACCCCTGCCACTACAAGAAGCCCGACTACTACAGCCTCCACCTCTCCCGCGTGACATGACACCAACTACTCAGAACCAAATAGGATTTTTCTTGTAGAGTTATTGCGGCGCGTTTGTCATCGTCCCCCGTCGGTGAGAACCACGACTACCACGGCCGGGAGCGTATGACAGGGGTGGCACCAAACGAAAAGCCCCGCCGAAGGTCGGCGGGGCTACAGATGGGGGGAGGGTGCGGGGGCTACAAGCAGCGGGCCACAGCGATAAGGACCGCCACCAGAAAGAACTTCCCGAGCATAGACGCGCGCTTCATCGGTTCACCCACGTATCGAAGTCCACGAACGGCAGACCGAGGTCTTGCATCGATCGAACGTACACCGCGTAACGGTCTCGAAGTGTTCCGCGCCTCATGCCCTCGCCTCCTGCCACGCCCTGACAAGGCGAGTCCACGAACGGCCGCCCGCGTGGCTCCCGTGCTCGGCGAAGGCAACAGACGCCGAGCTGTCTTGCGAACACAGGCCGCAATCGTTGCAAGTCACCGCCGGCGTGCCGGTCAGGGTGGAGACCTGCGCGGGGCATGCGGTCAGGTGCGGCGCTCCCTCGATGGGGATGGATTGGGCCAGGCTGCCCAGGTGGCGACGGACCGAACGCGCAAATCGATCTGCGTCGATGGTCCGCGCCACCCTCCACCCGAGAGACCGCGCGCGACGCTCGGCGCCATCGTTGGCGACCGATGCCATGGCGAACGGCTGCAGCCATGCGTTCGACCGCTTCCACCACTGCGCCGTGTAGACAATCGCCCGCAGTCCGTGGGACCGGATGACATGGAGCGCATCCTCCAGTTCTTCCCGTGGCGCTGCGGTCGGGTCTCCGATGGCGGTCAGTCGAGCGTACCGGGCAGAAATCACACGCGACATCATCGCACCCTCCACCGTGTAGCCGATGGGCTCTCGGTCTGCCTTGCGCTCCATGGCCCGGGCTGCTTGCGCTACCCGTCCCGAATGGGCGTAGCAGGAAATCCCCCGGCGTCCGCTCTTGTTCCGCTGCTCCTCCGGTCGGGTGTCCGGCCGCCCGTAGTGCGGACAGCCGACACACCCGGCGTCGTAGTGGGACCGGCGAACGTATGCGGTCGGGATGTTCCCGGTCTTGGTGTTGGTGGTCTGGCCTCGCCAGAGAAGGACGTTCGTCTGGTTGTGCATGAGAGCCTCCTTCATCGGGTGAGAAACCAGAACCGACGGTTCGACGCCGACTTGACGCGGGAACGGCGGCGGATTTCGTCCGGGTGTTGGCTGCGCAGATAAACGAGAGCGCGAATTTTCTGTTGTGCTGCCAGAATTTCGTTGTCATCCTGTGAAGAAAAGATGAGGCGGCGGTGTTCGCGAATATCTGCATCGATTTGGGCGACTGTGTTTGTCATTCTTCCCCCTCTTCCCGCCGAAGGTCGGCGAGGATTTCTTCTGCGTCGGCGCGGTCCGTGCACGGCATAGACATTCCATGCCCGACGACGTACCAGCCATCATGCCGGCGGGTCATTCGGTACGGCCCGTCGGTCCTGAGCTGCACGCCATCTGAGAACCGAAGACGGGTCGGAGCCCGGCCGCGGAAGGGGCGTTCCCCCCCGGGCCGGTCTCCGATGTGCGAGGAGAAGATATCGCGCGTCATTGGTTCACCTTCAATTGTTCGGTGGTGTAGGTCAGAACCTCGTACAGTTCGTCAAGGGCCTCCCACGCTTCCTCAATGGGTGCCTCTGCCTGTCGCACCTGGACCAACCGAACAAGGGCAGCGAACAAGCGCACCCGATGAAGGTTGTACTGCCGGGCGCTCTCGCGGTCGGCCCCCCCGTGAGCGTGGTCGATGGAATCCTCCATCGTGTCTGATTCCAAGAGGAACCGGGCATGCATGGCGATTTGCTCAAGCTCCCACGCGGCGCGGTTCCGCTTCTGCTCTCGCCGAAGCTCGGCGCGCTTCTCCTCGGTGATGGTCGGGTTCATGCCTCACCCCCATCGATGGCGAGGTCCACCAACGTAGACAGGGACACAGTGGCGCGCCCCCCTCGGCGCACGGCCTCGACCGGAAACTTAAACCGGCTCCCCCCGGGCGCGTCGTCCCACCGCTCCGCGATGATGGGGTACTTGCGGTTCCGAAGTTTGATACCGACAATACGGTACTTCCCCCCGTGCGAGATGAACGCCGACCCGTGGCAGTCGGACGGCAACCCGAGAAGCTCGGCGTGGTTGGCGAAGTTGACCGGGACGCCGCTCGCATCCCGGGCCGTCACCTTGATCTTCAGGGTAACGTCCCCGTGGGAGAAGGTACCGCCGGCGCCCTCGATGGTGAGACCGCGGGAGGCGGCGAGGGTTTGAAGCTCCCCGATGACGTCGGACATGAGTTGGCGGGTTGTTGCTTTCGTGAACATGGTTTGCTCGTTCTGTTGTGGGTTGTGCCCGGTACCCCCGGGCGGGGGATTCAGATGGAGATGAGAGCGGTCCAGATGGCGACCGCCAGAAGAGCCAGAAGGACCTTTCGCCGGGTGGTCACGCCACACCTGCCAGACGGACCGAAGAAGGGCGGGGCGAAATGCGCCAGACCGGGCGGTATCGACGGACCGGGGCGACGGGTGCGCGGTCCATGCGACGGGCGCCGCAGATGGTGGGGAACGACGCAGCGAACGCGCCCGGGGAGGGGACGGGGGCCGCGGTCCAGTCCACCCGGGGGGCGGGGGCCCGGTACAGGGTGACAAGGCAGGCACCGGCGCCAGTCATCCACACGGACACCTCGGTGGCATCGACATGAAGACGGGCCCGACCGATGGCGACGCGGTAGCCGACGGTCGCACCCTTGACCCGGACCGGGCGGACCGAGTCGGCAACGATGGAGAAGAGGGAGAAGAAAAGGGCGGCGGGGTTGAACATGGTGTGCTCCTTGGTTCCCCAACACCATATCATTGATATCATGTTGTGGGGTTCATGTGCACATGAGCAAAACTCATTGGCCAGTGGCCTGGGAATGGAGCATCGCGCGCGCGCGTTCGTTACTTTTGTTGTCTGTTGGGTTGATGGTTGCGCTATCAGCGATGCCACGTTAGCCGATGACATCAGCCAAGGAGCACCGATGAACCCCAACTACTGCGAAGCCGAGCACGCGTACCGCGTGCTGCGGTCGGTCCCCCCCGGGCCGGCCGAACCGGCCGAACCCTGCCCCCCGTCGTATCCGTGCGACGGGTGCGGGGAGTTGGTCCAGGTGGGGGAGCATGTCGGCACCGACCCCGACTACCTCTGCACCGACTGCTACCTCCCCGACTGCTACCCCGAACCCTTCCCCGCGTGACGGCCGGCCGGCTCTCGGCCTGGGCAGCTCTCGCCC